TAGAAATGTGTTTGAGACGGTAAATTTAATCATGGCAGCTTCACACGAACCAAACGTCAATTCCTGTTCCGAACACAAACTTTCGGTCAATTCGAATTTTTCTTGGTGTAGCTCTGTATTTGTGATATTGATTTTTCCGTCATCAGATACGATGGATAACTGCTTATCGACCGTATCTTTTTTGAACAAGTCGCCATATTTATAATTAACCACCGTACACACCCCCTATGAAAGCAAGCCGAACTGAATTGTAACGAATTATCCCATTGTATGTTCCGTATATCGTAGGCTGAAAATCTGCCATATAGCCATACTGCGTCACATAATCGTCATATTCCGGGATATACGCTGTGATATAGCAGGCTCTCCCTGTTGCATTTGTGAACTGGCTTCTGATATTATTTAACACCTCATTAAAAGTCTTATTTGTCAGCATTGCCGGTGTCTCAAACTCCACTTTTAAAGCCTTTAATTCTACGGCATTTCTATGCAGATAACCGTTGGCGTCTGTATAATCATCTAAATCCTGCATATTGACATATGGACTATATGATTCCGCTTTCATAAAAGACATTGGCACTATGTAATTTCCAATCTTTAAAAGCCATCCGCTGTATGCCATGCGAACACCTCCAATCAAGTTGTTTTTTCAGATTTACAAATATGAACACCGTTATCATCACTTAAAAATAAGATTTCCGTTTTTCCGTCCGGCAGAATATCCGCCACAAAGCAGTTATTCGGATTTCCTATTGGTGTCCGGTTTTCCGAGCACTTACCCCAGTCTATTGGTTTATATTTTTTCATGGCTATTCTCCTAAAAATGGGTACAAAAATAGCACCTACCGTGTATGATAGGTGCTAAATAAATCAAAAAAGAAGCGCATCTCTGCGCTTCCTCTTATATTTTCTGTATTGTTGCATTTTCCACCAATAAGTAATTACCATCTTCCATTAGCGATAAATGATAATCTTCTTCAAAGTATTCATAGGTTAATTCCATTTCCTCTTCTTTAAAATCTTTATAGCTTTTGTAAAGAGTAACGCAACCTTTTTGACCGTTTTTTGCAGTAAAAACATAACCGCCCAATGGTAAATCTCTACCAACAAGATATCCTCCAGATGGATAAATCCCTTTTTCTTTGTCGTACATACATTCTTCTCCTTTAGTTTATTATTCTATTTATCTGCTCTTCCAGTAAAATATACCTCTGCATAATCGTATTTTCCATAACAATCAAGCTGCCCCGAAATAGTTTTCCCTGGTTTAATCTCACTGTCTGAATCTGTAATATATGTGCTGTTGTAATTTACCACATTATTGCTACTGTCAAAAAATATTGCATACGCGCTTACAAAAAGCGCCGGATTTGTGCTGTTATTGGTCACGGATACAGTAACGTTTTCATCATTAAATGTCTGTTCAACGGATAAATCATTTACAACCGGTTTATAATATGGGTTTTCGTCATAATCTAATGTGTAATCCACCTTGTCAATTCCGGACACACTATCAAAATAGAAAACGCCAATAGATGTTTCCCCTGCTCCCAATACATCAATGCTCATGTCGGCGGCTCCTATTGAATTCCCACTTGAATCTTTGGCTATAGCGTTCCCAGAAATTGCGACATTCGTGTTTGAATTATTTGTTACAATCAAAAAATCTAATGTGTCTCCTATTGTGTTTTCGTACCGATACTCTTTTACCAAAAAATCAGAATCAGAAACTTCTTCTCTTGTCGCTTCCTTGTTATCTACCGTACTAATAGAAGAGACTTTTTTATTTTGCTCGGTAGAATCAGCAACTGCATCGTTATTTTCTCCGTTTCCGCCAAATATGGCAATCAACAGGATTATAACTATAACCACCGCAACAAACCACTTTGTTGCTCCACCCTGCTTTTTTTTGCAATTAGGGCAAATTTTTGCTTTAGCTGGAATCTCCGTCTGACAGTACTTGCATAATTTTGTTTCACTTTTTTCATTCATAGCTTTTCCTCCCACCACTTGTAATAAAATGATTCTACCACAAGTGGCTGTATTTGTCATTAAAATATTGGAACTGGATTTCTCTGTGTTCTTCTTGCTTCACTCTTCCATTGCTTAACTGTACTGTCATATATTACCTTGCCGTCTAATTCAACTTTAATTCCGCTGTTTTCACTTGTATTCTGTGCGATTTGTGACAGATATGGTGTCAATGCTTCTGATACTGCGCTTTTTACTCCTGCTTTAATTCCTTCTACGATTTGGCTGTTATTCGCAACCGCTGTATTTCCATTGCTAAACTGCCCGACCATTTCTCCGTGATTTGCAAAAAATAAACCATCTTCCGGGAAGCCTCCGGTTGCAAATGTTGGTATTTTCCCGAGATTAATATTGCCAGCTTGAATTATTTCTTTTCCACCAATATTTACAGAATCCCATGAAAAAGACAGTTTTGAATTAAGCCACGTTGCAAAATTATTCCATACCTGCTTAATTCCTGCAACAGCATTATCAAATGCCTGCTTCAATCCGTCAGAAATGCCACTGAATGTCCATTTGTCTTTCGTAAAATACGGTGCGACATGATTTGTCCACCAAGAACCAATTCCAGATGTACTCCACCAGTTACTAAATTCGTCCCATTTTTCAGAAAGACCTTTTTTCATTCCGTCTCCCTGTTCATCCCATTTTTCTTTTGTAAACCAAGGTTTTACATGATTTTCCCACCAGTTATATATTCCTGTCTTTTGCCACCAATCGGAAAACTCATCCCATTTAGCAGATAATCCCTCTTTTATTCCATTTCCTACTTCCATCCACTTTTCTTTTGTGAACCACGGGAAAATATTCTCCTGAATGTAAGTTAAGGCTTCATTCCACTTTTCTTCTATTTTACCTTTTATTTCTCCTATTTCTGTCTGTATTGAAAGCTTTTTTTCTCCCCAATATTCCTTTACATTTTCCCACCATAAAGAAATATCATTTTGAGTAGTTGTCAATTTGTTATGAACTGGAAGTTCTACATTCAATCCCCACCATTCTTTGACATTGTCTTTGAACTCGGAAATCTTCTCTTGTAAATTTGGAAGAACAACATCTGCTCGTAAATCTACATCATCTAATCCGTTTATATTCTTCCATTCATCTATCCACGCCTTTAGATCAAAGCTGTCAGGTACATTTAATTTATTAGGCATATTATCATTGAACTCATTTAATGCTTTTTGGAAATCATCTAATGATTTGTAATCTTCCTTTTTAGGCAGATTTTTGACAAATTCATCAACATTCATTCCATTTCCAATGCCTAATTTGTCCATCACAGTATCATGGCTCAAAACTCCACCGCCATATGCATTAATCCATTCAAACGGATTAAGAAGTTGTTTAAAACTTTCCTGAAGATATTGCAGAAAACCGCCTTTTTCATACGCTTTTTTTAAATTATTAACATCTTTTTTTATGCTATCTTTTCCAACCGTAAAAGATAACGTTGCCACTACTACAGCAAGTGAAATAGGAATTGCATAAGAGAGCAATGATTTTACCGCTGTTTGACCAAAAGCGGCTGTGAATTTCGCTCCTATTAATTTCCCAATAGTCTCCTTGAGAAGTTTCCCTGTTAACAGTTTGCCTGCAAGTTTCAGAGCAAATGCTCCAAGAAGAATTTCAACTGTCTCAATATCAATGTTTGAAAGAAAATCTTTTACGCCTTTCCAAACATCAGACCACTTGATATTTTCTATCATGGTCTTAATCGTCTTGTAAACTCCCTGTACCCAAACATTTATATCTTCTGCAAGTGCCTTAAAATCAAATGTCTGGAAGAATTTATTTATTCCCTCTGCCAGTGATTTTCCAAGGTTTGACCAGTCAAATGTCTGGCCAAAGGAAAGTGTGGCATAAATCGCCGTATTCAGTGCCCCGGCAATCGTTTTTCCTACATTTCCAAACAGTCTCGGATTGATAAGACCATTAAGGAAATCTGCCAAGCCTTTGCCGAAATTTCTTGCCTTGGAATAAATCTTATCCCAGTTGATAGACTCCATAGCTTTTGATAAGGCATCACTGATGTATTTTCCAAGTTGTTTCAGATTTTTAATATCACTTTCGTAATTTTTGAAAATGGTATCAGTCTTGACGAGTTTGCCACCACTGGCACCACCGGATGCACCACCGCCGCCGGAACCGCCCGAACCTTTTTTGCCAGAACCATCATTTGTGGTAATCAGTTTCAATTCATCAAACTGACGGACACCCTTATTCATCTTGTCAATGTTCTTTGCCGCCTGTCCGGTACTGTCCGCAACATCATCTGCGCTTTCTGCCGCATCTGAAAAACTATCCGCAAGACCTGCACCGGAATCCTCATATTTCCATCCGAAGATTGCGCCTAAAGCGTTTGTAACCTTTGTAACAAAGCTGATAACAACCAGTAAAACGGAATTGAGTGCTTTTACGAATGGTTTGAAAGCATTGATTAATGCTCCACCAATAACACTGCCAAGCTGTTCGAACGACTGTTTTAAAATTCTGATCTGGTTCGCCCACGAATCAGCAGTACGCGCAAAGTCTCCCTGTGCTGTCTGCGTATTGGCAAGGACGTACTGATACCGGAGCATTGTCTTTTCAGCCTGTGACATAGACTCGATATCAGAATCTAATCCCTGTTTCATCGCCCACTCTTTAAGGGTTGCCTGTGTAAGATCAAGACCGTAATCTCTTAATGGACGTGTCTGTCCGGTAAATATTGCAGCTAAATCCTGCGACACAACATCCTGATCTATGTTATACAGAGATGCCATATCAGCAGTTAATTTTGTTAAATTCAAAGACACATCAGCCATGGAATCAGACAAACCAATATAGCCATCTGTCTGTTTGTTCAAAAACTCATTGGCTTTCTTTATCAAACTGCTGTCAATTCCCATGGCTGTTCCCATTGCTTGGAATCGGCTTGCCGTCTGTTTCAATGTCAGTTCTGACATACCAAACTGACGTATAGAGTCCTGTGCAAACTCATTGACTTTTTTTGACATGTCACCAAAAGTAACATCAACAACGTTCTGAACCTCTGTTAATGCCGATGATATGTCGATTGCATTTTTTATTCCTCTGATCGCTCCGTACAGACCAAGATAAATCCCCATAGAGGACAAAATCTGTCTTGTGAATGACTTGAGTCCAATCAATGCTTTCCCTGTGGATGTCTTAAATCCAAGGAAAGAACCGGAAAGACTACTGATGCTGGTATTTAATCCGGAAATTGCGCCGCCAGATCTGTTGGAAAGATTGCCAAGTGCCTGCGTCATCTGAATGATATTCGAAGATACATTTGGCGCTTTTGAAAGCGTCTCAAACAGGTATTTGAGGTTGTCAGCAAGCAAAGGAATATTTGTTACCGCACGACCGCTTGCAACGCTTCCAAGCCTTGATATGGACGTTACAAGATTACTCATGTTGGTCATATCAAAATTCAATGCACCTATCTTGTTCATTTGACGTACAAAGTTTTGTAACTGTGCAGAAAGAGCCGGTAAATTCTTTGTCGCCTGTGTAGATGCCTTGCCACCGATTTTTGACAACGCAGACACCATGCTTATGAGTCCGCTTGTATCAACAGCCTTAACACTTGCTATTCCAGATGCAAGATCTCTCACAGCAGAAGATATTCCGTGGATAGAATTTGCATCAACACCAGAAAATTTATTGAGTGCCCGCACCATTGATGTGATTTCCGAAGATTTACCACCTTTGAATCCGGTAGCCGCATCGGAAATGCTTCTGATTCCGCTTGCAATATTTGAAAGTTTTGCAGTGTCAAACGATATGCTTTCCCGGAGCCTATTCATGCTGTTTACAAGGCTTTCTATGGAATTACTTGCTTTTGCAGAGTCAGCTTTGATTTTTATTTGTAATTCATCAATGTCTGCCATATATGCACCAACTTTCTATGCAAAATAAAAAGACGGTAGGCTGTGACACCTTACCGTCCTTGATCTACTCTTTTAATTTTTCTCTTGTAACCGGTCCGCATTTCTTATCTACTGTAATTCCGACTTTTTTCTGGAATGTTCCAATACCGGTCGCCGTATCATTTCCAAGAATACCGTCCACATTACTGTTTCCCTTTTTATCTTTTTCATCCAGACATCCGTGATAAATAAGCTCCGTCTGAAGCCATCTCACATCATCCCCTCTCATGCAAGGGAATTTTTTCTTTAAAATCCTTGCAGGTTCCGGGTATGGGTTTAAATGATCTTTTACATTTTTTCTAGGGTTTCCGCTTGTCACAATCGCTGTATGACCTTTTGTTTTTGTGACAATAACATCTCCATTGTAAAGAACCATTCCTGCCGCATAACCTCCAATGTCATCAAACATGCCACTAGAAAGAAGTACAGATTTTTCATTTGCTGTGGTGAAATTTCCAACATCTTTTCCAGTTGCATGAATAATGCATGCACGTACCGTTGTGCCGCAATCTGCTTCTGTTTTTACTTTTGAATTAATACCATATTTGACAATTCCAAGCCGGTGTCCCTGACAGTAGCCAATATTATCATTATTGCACGCTGTAATCATTGATTCTGCCAGTTTATCCGCCATATCTTTTGTTTTTGGCCTTAACACATACCATCCTTTTTTATGAACATAAAAGTTTTGCATACTTACTTCTGTTCCGGTCTGATCTCCCGGTCTCCCACCGGTCAATTTCCCATTTTCATCATGTCTTGCAGACCCAATTCTAATTGACATATTTATACCTCCAAGTTCTTTTCTGGTTTTGGATGGCTCAACTCATAGTTTGACTGCATAATTTTGAGCTTTGCCACAAATAGCTCTCTCTGTTTCTTAATTTCTTCTTCCGTCATTTCTGAATCATCTTTCCCTTGTTGCTCATTGATTGGTTTTTTAATATACTTTGATCTTGCTTTTCGTCCGGCAAGGCAATGTTCTACTGCCACCGATACCGCAGACAATCCGTATGTTCCAAACCACATCCACATTTCATTATCCCGCTGTTTTCTCTCCAAGCTGTATGCATCTGCATATGGCTGTAAGTCAGCCGGGCACGACATGTCTATGTCATGTACAGTAAATCCATATCCCTTGGTTACTAACAGCCAAAACGGGCGGATTTCCGCACAATATGTTCCCCATGTAAGTTCTCTCTGTTCTTCTACTTTTTCCTCGGAGTTTTCTTCTCCGCTTCTTTCTGATCTGCTTTGAGCAGTTTTGATAAAAAACCGTTTTCAAGCAGCTCCGCTAAAAGTGCATTGTAAAGTACCTGAACATCTGCATCTTCTCCGTCAAAGTAATCATCCAGCATGGCATATACTTTTCCAAGCTGCTGTTCCTTTTCTCCCTCATTGTCCGGATTGTATCCAAGTTCCTCTTTGTGAAACTTCTGCGCGCCTACAAGGATTAACTCTGGAAGAAATAAAAGGATTTCGTCAACCGCTTCAATATCTTCCATCTGGTCTAATTTTGCTACTTTCTTGATAATTCCGCTTTTCACGGTTGCTTCATATCCAAACTTGATCTGTAATTCTTTCTCGCCAAATTTTAATTTTGTCATTTTCTTTCCCTTTCTCCCTCTCATATAGGGAAAGGGCAGTCCGAAGACCGCCCTGTTCTTTTAAATTGTTTCTTCAAGCTCTGGCTCGGTTGTCTGGTTATCGTCAGCCGATCCAACCGAACTATTCGACTGACGTGTTATTCCCCCGGTGTAAAAGCTACGGCGGTGTCCATGCCCTTGTATTCTTCAATGGTAAGATTCATTTCAACCGTCAAAAGTTCGTTCTGACCAATCTCCGGCTGTGGAATCTGCTCTGGCGGCTGAGCCACAACAAAAAACGCTTCGGTAAATCCCGGGATAATCGTTTCAAACCACATTCTTTTCCCGCCGGCAAGCGCCTTGTACGCTGTGATAAGTGCTTCCCACTCTTCCTTTGTGGCATCTGTAAGGTTTACCGTGATAGGGAAAGAGCCACCGGTATCTGCGCGCCCCTTTACATATCTGGTAATAGCATCTTCTAATGCAGATGCGTCAATCTGTTCCGGCTCAATGTTGATACCGCCGATTGCGTTAATTCTTGTAAGCTGTTTAAACGATGTAGGCTTTGTTCCGGCTGTGGTTTCTGTTCCATAGCCAAACGTAATGCCTAACGTAGACAATCCTGCTTCTGCCATTTTTACCTCTCTTTCTACCGCCAAATAATGCGGTTATCGGGCGCATCTTTTTGCACCCGGTACATAAAAAATAGAGCCTTTCGGCTATTTTACATCAATCTGTCGTTGGCTCCGATTATCCGCCGGAACCTTGCAACGCTTCTAAATTTTTTCTCACTGTCATTTTTAAACTCCGGCATTGCTGTAATTTGAAATCGCATCTGCTTAAAGGCATCAGCTAAAACAGCCATGATCCATTTTGCATCACTCTGTTTTGTGTTTGTAATGACGTCAACCTGTATTGTTTCCTGCACCGCATTTACGGATGTGCCCTCTAAATCTGCCCCACGTTCAAGCCCCGGCATCTCATGGATGTAAATAGTCGGGAAAACAGGGTCTTTATCCAGGTTCTTTTCAACCGTTGTAAATGCAGTGTCAAAATTCATGCTTTTGTATTTTTTCTGGAGTTTTGGTTTGGCTATCGTTACAACATTGGAAAAAATGTTTGTTTCAAGGTCAAATACCCACTGGTTGTCTGCCATTATCCAAACACCTCCTTTGCTGTCTGTGTAACAATCTGCCGCAACTCATTCGCGGTCAGATACATAAATGGTCGGCTTGGCATTCCCTCTGTAAACCACCAATCGCCATTGTCGTCCTGATAAAACCATCCATATCTTCCATCTGAAATCTGATGGATAGTTTTTCCACTTGCATACTGCCACGAAACACCCTCTGGCAGTTTCCCCGGATAAGGGCTTTGCTGTCCAACAATTCCGGTTCCAAACTCAACAAATGCGGCATGGTCTGTACCGGCTATTACCGCCCATATCCCGCCGCCCTTAGTGCTTCCTTCATATTCCGCGTGAACACTTGAAATCAGTTCCGATGTGAATATTGCGTCAAGGTCAGCAATTTGTACTCTGGCAATCTCTACGCCCTTTTCCGCGAGTTTTTCTGCCAATAGCTGGCATTTATATGTCAAGCTGTTTTTATAGGCTCTAAGCTCTCGTATGGCGTTCTGAATAGACTTTTCAGACAGGCTCATTGTGATTACTTTCTTCCCCATGCCACACCTACTTCACATTTTTTTGCAATAAGAACAAATCAACCGTCAATCCCTCGTCTGCAACACCTTTTACGATGTAATCAGCCGAATTTTCGTCAACGATTGTATTCTCTTCATCTTTGTACCTTACATCTGACCGTTTCCATACCAAAGAACCGACGTTCAATGGAAGTTTCCCTTTGTCCTCGACAATTTGAACAAAGTTTGTGGAATTGTCAACGCCAAACTCTTTTATAAGTGCTTCACTCAACTTATTGCTGATTGAAGAATAAAAAACCACAGGTTTCTCATAACCTGTGGTATACTCTCCGGTTGTTTTCGGTATTTTGTTTCCATCTTCATCGAGGTAATAAATTACATTTCCATCTGAATCAGTATATGAAGAATATTCGATGTTTCCATCCTCGTCCGTCACATACACCGGAACCTTTCCGCTCTGTAGCGAATAACTCATTTTTTGCTTATTGATCTCAAGCATTTCACTTCACATCCTTGCCGAACCGCTTCCACAGCTCAGAAAGCTTTTCCCATCCATACATCGCGACAAACGCAACAATAAATCCTGCAATAATAGCCGCCAAGATCATATACCATAAAATTGATGTCTGGATGTACTGCATGTATGCCACAAATGCAGCTACAGTAATTCCAATGGAAAGTACAAACACAAGAATGTCTGTCGGCACCTTAGAAAACGCTCCTACGCCCTTGATAACCTGTGTTATTACAGATACAACAAAAGCAAGTGCCCCAATGATTGCCAAGATGATTGTCATATTGGCAATAACGCTCTGTAAAATGTCCATGATTACACCTCCTTATCATCATTAAGACGGTTTTCAATTCCGTCAATTCTGTGATGCGCTGATTTCACACTTTCCTCAACTTTAATAATCCGGTTGTCATGTGAGTTGATTTCTTTTCTCATCTCCGAGACTTCATTCTTAATATCCGTCGTGTTGTTTGAGATGGCATCCAACTTCATGTTAATGCGTGTGTTCTCCCTCACGCGTTCTTCAAGATCCGTGTTGTCTGTCCTTTTGTTGCTCTTCAAGCCCATAAAGACGGAAAAACCAAGCGACAGCACGCTTATAATGATTGCTGTTGATATTTCAATCGTCAAATCATATACCGCCTTTCATTTTTATGGCACACCGCCCACCACCGCTCAATGTGTGCCGCCTGCTACGTTTTGTCGACGCCGGCAAAACGTAACGCACAATCTTCTTTTATTAATGCCCTATAGGCGATGTTAAATTGCTTTTACAAACGGAAATACACCGACAAACAGGCTTTCCCGGTCTTTCCAGCTACGGCTTACGCCGTTCTCTGAATAGCTTGCCATATAGGCTTCTCCTGCCTGTGAATGGTCGTACACGACTAAATTGACGATTACATCCTCAAACTTTTTCAAGTCCTCGGATATTTTTTCATCTGTGTAGCTTTCCGGGTAATTCCGCTTGCTTACCAATTCATTTCTTGCCTGCTTGATAAGCTGTTCAATGTAAGGATTATCTTCTTTCTGGTCGAACACGACAACATCAGAAGTAACACCATCTTCATCCGTAACGGTTTCAATATGAAATTGTTTCAGTCTGATTTTGACCTGCTCTAATGTTGTGTATTCGCTCATTCTTCCCCACCTATAATCCGAACTGCTCGATCAAAATACGTTTCAGTTCCGCTCCGCTGATTTCTTCTGCACCCTCAATCCCATGTTCAGCGGCAAGTGCCTGTAAATCAGCAGTGCTCATTCTGTTAATCTCTGTCTTGGTGTACCCGCCGGAAGATTTCTCTCCCGAAACAATGTCCGGGATTTCATCTCCTGCCTTGTACCATCTTCCATTGCGCTTTACCGTGTATTCAGCAATCATACCGCACCTCCTACGCAACTTTCATGACAACAACGCTGTCCATGCCCTCAAAAGTAGGCAATCCGATCATTGACACAATGCAATGCGTGTTGATCGGATGATTTGTTGCGTATGTATATACCGAAATACCGGTTTCTACAATAGAAAGGTTTCCGTCTGTTAAACTTCCGCTTCTCTCTTCCGGTGTCTTTCCAAAGACATAATCTCCAAGGTACACGCCGGATGCCTGCGCTGAAATAACTCCTGTAGGAATAAAATATTTGGTGGCACCGTCTGCCGGGTCGATGTAAAGTTTGTCGTAAACTTCAATCTCGATGCCGTATCCTCTAAGATACTCTGTAACCTGCCCCTGCTGTAAGCGAATACCGCCATTGTAAGCAGTAATTCCAAGCACCTGTTTCTTTGTGTCCTCCGCCTTAAGGACCATTTCCCATGTTTCTGTATTCATGCTAAAGCGTGCAAGGGAATATCCTGTTTTCTTTGCAAACTCACGTTTAATCTCGATAAGGTCGTCAAGTGGCGTTGCTGTTTCTGGTGCAGACCATTTATCGGTATCGCTTCCGGAGATATCCTTGTAATGGTCTCTCTTGTGCGCCACTCCATTGTCCGAAGTATAATCCACATAGTAGCTTTTTCCGCCAATTGTTACCTGTACTCTTGGAATACCATCAGATGGTGCTAATAACTGCCAAATCTGGCGTTCCGGCACTACTCTTGCTCCTTCAATAAGCATCATCGGTTTTTTGCTGATTTCTCTAAGCACCTGGTTTGCCATGTTGGAATTTTCTGCCGACTGGTAATTTGCATACTCCTGCTCTTCACGCTCTGTTACCATGTAAGATTCACGGTAGAACGGCATCTCGTTCTGAATATCCGAAAATCCACCGACATCTCTTAACTCTGCCTGCGCATCAAAATTGGATGCCTTTAAGGATACCGGAAGACCGTTTTTCCCTTTGATAAATCTAAGTTCAAGGCTGTCCTGTTTTCTGGTTCCAAATTTCTGTCTACCTAAGTAAGGTGCAGAACCAAGCGTTTTTTCATAATTATTCCACATAACCCCAAGACTTCTTGCGGTAAATGCTTCTGCTAATGGTAATGCCATTCTCTAATACCTCCATTTTTTAATCAAAAAAAGTAACACGCGGTGTTGCTGCTTTTGCAGTTGCTTCCACGGTCACTCCGTTCGCTGTTACCTTTGCGCTGTCAATAGAACCCTGATATACATAAGTTCCAGGCGCATCTCCCATTGTTACGTCAACATCTTCCAGAAGATACCCTTTGCAAGATTCGTCATTGCTTGGGAACGGTGTCCCTGCCTTTGCAATCTTCTTTCCGTTTGCATCGGCACTTGACACCATTGTCTGCGGAACGATACACGCCGCACCCTCATAAGGAAAGAATTTTAAAATTCCTTTACTCTGTGTAAAGTCTCTTTCAATCGGTTTTCCCATAATTTACCTCCTATAAAACATAATGGTCTTTGGCTTCTGCACTTTCTGCAGGTTTGCCAAAACTGATTTTTTCTGCGTTCTCTACGTCCGCAGTTTTTTTATTTTCTCCACCTGCAGTACCGCCGCCCGGATTTTCAGAATTATTTGCAATCTCCTGTTCCTTTGCCTGCGCTGCCGCGGTTTCCTTTTCGGCTGTAATCTTTCCAAGAGCGTCATAATCAAGGCTTCCATTATCCTTGACAACGGATTTTGCCTGCTCTGCATTGATTTTTAACTTTTCCATCAATGCTTCGCGCTGGTCTCTAATGGCGTTTTTCTTCTGCATATCTGCAATCTGCTGATTTGCTGTCTCTAACGCCTTGTTTGCTTTTTCAAGTTCCGTGAGGTTTCCTGCTTCCATTTCATCCAGCTTTTTCTGCAACTCATCTGCGCTGTCTGCCTTTGCCTTAAGCTCTGCTGCTTTTGCCTGTTCTCTCTGTACGGCACTGCCGTAATCAGCAATGATTTTCTCAACATTTTCCTCACTGATACCCATTGCAATTAACTCTTCTCTTTTCATTGATTACCTCCGATATGTCTTTACGAATTTTTGCGGTGCAACGACACCGAATGACACTGTTGATTTTTACGCTCACAACTTTGCGAATTTTTATAAAATAAAAACAGCCACCGATTACTCGGTAGCTGTCTTATTTTGCTGTTTATTTAATTGGTTTACAATTTCCTGTGCTTTTTGTTCCTGCTCTTCTGCATCATCAATGGTTTTCCACAACGCATCTATATATGGCTTAGACAAGAGGAATGTCTTTTCAGCATCTCCCCAAAGCCCCACCGTTTTAATGGCAATAAGAGGATGTATGCCGCACTCTAAAAGCTGATATAGTGTTTGCGACTTTGTATACATATTGTCTTGCGGGCTATGATTGATTTGCACATCAAAATCCCTCATTGACAATTTCAAATCATTGTCCTTAACGCGTATTACATTTAAGACAACTTTTGCAAGTCTCTTCTCTGCCGATTTCACAATTGGGTCTTTTAATTTTGCTCTTGTCTTTGAAAAATCCCATCCAGCCCTTAATGATACTGCTCCTTGTGTATCTCCTCCAGAGTTTTGGGACTCTCTGTTTGGTATTGCTAATATTGCCAAGGCATTGTCCCACAAATCATCTTTTGCCACCTGACACTGGCTCTGATTTAGTTCCTGCGTCATAATCTCAACATCGGCTTTGTTATCCTTGTTATTGGACTTTACCGTCAAAGCATGGCTCATTTTCATCTCTTCAAACGTTTTTTGGTCGATTTCACAGTTCACAAACTTAACCCAGTACTGAACAAACTGCTCAATTCCATCCATTCTGTTTGACTGCATATTGTTTATGGCATCCAAAATACCTATGACAAGCTCAATATCAGAAATTCTCTCATGATTATTTGGAAACTCAACAATAGGTATACTTCCAAATGCGTGCAATTTCCATTCAGAAACTACTCCATTTTGAATTTTGCATGAATAATTGTCTGTATAGCACAGTTTGTACCATCTTCCATCTTCGTCCTTAAGCTCCTGTACGGCAATCACCGGTTCTTCCGTACTCCGATTATAAATAACACAAGTATTCATCGGAGTAGGGGCAACAATCTGAAATGGTATTTCTCCATTTGCAAATCTTACCGCCTTAAAAGATGTTCCGGTTGCTGACTGCCACTCTCCTGCTTTAATGTCTTTTTCCTGTTTATTCGCATCCACAAGATAGTCATTCAGCGCATCCACTGCCCGATTAATTTCATCATCATCTTTTCGACTGATAAACTGTATTGGCTCGCCATATGTCTGTCCTACTTTGAACTGAACAATCTCATACGCATGATTTTCTACTATTTTGTTTGTAATATCAGCATTTTGCACCTTTACACGGTATAAAACAGGCTGGTCACCTTTGTAATATCGCCAAAGATATTCTATGATGGTTTTGTTGTAATAAAAATTTCCGATGCAGTCTCCCACCACATTGACAATATTATCTGCTGTGATGGTTTCAACATCTGTATATAAAATTTTTCTACCATAACAGCCTTTAACAAGGTCTTGGAGAGATTTGTCATTTCTCATTTTTTTCTCCTAAATAAAGGTCATTCCGCTGGATGTTGCACGAAACGGAAGAGATTTTAATTCTGTTTTTCCATTCTCCGGATAAAAAACAACTTTTTTGTGGCATTTCCTACATTCCACAGAAATGTTCATTGTTGAACGCCCATCGTGTGTGGCAACTTTTCTTCCGCAACGCGGGCAATATATTGTTTTTGGTGTATATACCATAAAATCCTCTTTTCTTTTCAAAAGAAAAAGCACCGGAGATTTCTCTTCGATGCTCTTTCAATGGGGGATGGTAAAGTGTTCAACTATTTGTTGACTTCTTCGATTATAACTATATCAGAAAAAAACCGGACATATCGGACAACTTTACTCTTTCATAAATCTATCGAACGCTTTTCTCACGCTGTCTTCTGTGTTATTGCCTCCTATTTGGTCGGCAACCTTATTCCAAGATTGATTTTCTAAAAATCTAAGGTTAATTATTCTTCTAATTCTGCTATCTTTTATATTTGCAATAAACTCTTCTACTTCATTTGTTTTTTCAAGAAGTTCGTTTTCCAAAATTTCGAGGGTGGTTTTTCTGGAATATAACAAGGTTTTTTTGTGCCTATATTCTGGCAATGGTATTCCTTCTATTTTAAAATGTTGGTTTCCACCATTTCCGCCAGAAACGCTATCAATAACCGTTCCTTCCTGTTCAATTTTTTCTATGTATTTTTCAAGCTTTTCAATTTTATTCCTTACTTCTTTTACTTCTTCTCTTAAATCTAAGTATTGATTTAAAATATCTTTGTTTACCATATCAATACCTCCTAAACGGATTTACTGCCGCTTCTACTTTGGCTACGTTATTTCCATTTGTCACTCTAAGCGCAAAGTTTGAAAATACATCTGGCACATCATCCAACTGCTTTTTACCGGATACTGAATATCTCTTAAGAAGAGACATCATTACTCCGTATGGCTCATTCGGCTTATATGATGATGGGTCTTTAAATATAACGTGCTGCAATATCCAGTTTGAGCACTGAAAAATCCTTGCTTCCTTATTTGTCTCCGTCGGTGTATCTGTGATATTGCATATCCATCCTTTGGCTTCCACTCGCTTGTTTACTTCCATTGCGACGCGGTCCCCTCCGGCATTTCTCTCAAATTCACATTCCTGAACTTTGTTGTTTGTCAAAACATTTGCTGCATTTTCATACTGAACCTCATAATCTGCCGTGTTATCGCAAACACAATCCACGCAGTAGTAATCTTCTCCGTATTTTTGCAATACAGGCAGAACAAAATAGTCTGTTCCCTTTCCCTTTGTATCGCACTGACCGGTTACAATCTCCGGCTCTCCATGCGGCAAATTAAGATACCGACGTATTTTATCTTCCGGAAACAGCAATCCCTCACGCTCAATCGGTTCCTGTTTGTAAAGGCATCTATATGATATGTCGTCCATCAATAATTGCTGGTCTTCAAAAAATTCTTTTGTAAAACCGGAGAACTCATATTCAAAGTTGCTTTCTCCTGTAACTGGGTCTACATCCGGTACCGCAATAACCTTTACTCTCGGATTACCCTCGTACATATTTTGTATGCGCCCTATGACGTCGTGTACGCTCCATCTTGTGGCAATATGTATTTCCTTGCAGTTCTTACCGTCCGTGTCCTGTATCTTTCTCTGTCTGGCATCTACAGCGTATTTATCCCACAATTTATCAAGGATAATGGGATTCATTGCTTCTTCAATGCCGCCGATCATATCATCAACCAGTAAAAACTTAGAAGCCCTTACTTTACCTGCATTCTTACTACCAACAGACGTACATTGTACGGATGGAAACGATTTGTACTTCCCGACATTAAATTGCTCCATCTTTGCGTTTGTGCTCGTCACGGAAAGATCTGGAAAAATTTCATTCCATGTATATTCTTCCGTATTTGTAACGATATCGTACACACCGTCATAGTACATTCTGGTAATATCACCGCTGTGTGAATAAAAGAGGCTGAAATCTCTCGGAAACCATCCGGCAACAAGAGCGTGAAACATTTTTTCAACCGTTGTTTTTCCTGCACCCGGGACAAGTGATACGCACAGGATGTCATATCTATCATCAATCATGCCTTGCAGCGCATCTATGAGTCCGATTTTTAAGAATTGCTTTCTTCTTGGCATGTAAAACCGCTCTTTAGGCTCTCTCTTCTTCTCCAAATACTGGAAAGCACTATCCACAACTTTGTTTTGCGCTTCTAAAAGCAAAATTCCGTAGTATTTGTCCAGAATTTCATAAGATACCTTGTTTTGGAATGAATATTTCTCTAAATCCCACGGTGTACCGCCAGTGGATTGAAAAATAAACTGTTCTGCCAGTTGCTTTGCCCTGGAAGAAACTTTCAATCCATACTCAATGTCTTTTTCTGTAAGAATAGCTACCCTTGCCGCTTCTGCCATGGCATCCATAACCTCTTCATCAACGCCATGTGCCTGTATGTAATTTTCATATCCATTTACTGTGGAAATTAGGCTTGAACTTGCCAAAAGAAAAGCACCTCCGCAAAAAAGCAGAAGTGCTTTAAGACCTCTGCCAATAAATTTTGTTGGTCAGCGACTAACTCCGTTTGTTAGCCGGTATAATTTTTAATTTTCTAATATCATCACTTCTCGCCTATCAATGCAAATCGTTTTGTGTTCAATTTCAAGGTCAATTTGCATTGATTTAACCCCAGACAAATCCATTTTTTCCCCATCAATTACTATTTTCAATCCATCTGTGCAATCTATTTCAATTTTTTTTGCTTTTTTCATTCCAATGCACCTTGAACCCTTTCGCCGTATAATTACCAACTGCCTGTTTCAGCTCTTCCTTGCTTTTATATTCCTCTCGAAGCATGATTGCTACCTTGTTCTTTTCCACAGCGTATATGCCGCAGGTAACAGCGTTGCTCGCCGTATCAAGAACTGCTTTGTACTGTTTGCTGTTCATCTCGTATGTGCTGTTATTGATATTAACAATCATGCTTCATACACTCCTTCTCTTCCTTATGAGTTTGCATCAACATTTTTTAGATATTCAATGAAACTCATTTCAGCCCCCTCGCATGTTAAACCTTCAATAGGATTTTTGTGATAGTTTTCACGAAAATACCTCAATGCCTGTTCTTTTTCTTTTTCTGAATAAGAGTCCCATTTTGATATCCCAGATTTGTTTTTGAAAAATTCGCAATCGTGTTCTTTATAAGCAAATCCTACTGGAGGAATATACTTTTCTGGATGGTTACAAAATTCTATCGTTTTTTTCAAAAATTCATTCCATTCAATTCCAAAATAAGCACATTCATAGCATGTCATTCTTCCACCAACTTTCTACCACACATCGGGCAAAATTCAATTTCCATTGCTATCGCTACGTTCATTCCATTGCTACAACATTTAGCATACTGTGGACATTTATCAATATGGCATTGAATAACATTTATATAGCCCAATTTTTTGATTTTAAATTCTCCATATGCAGTTTTATATGATTCTTTCCCATTGCAAAAATCACACATTTCAATTACTTCCTAATAAACCTATGTTCACAATCTTCCAAAGTTGTTACTTCTATCATTTCCGGTTCATGTCTGCAAATCCTTCCGTTTGAATCAATATATGGTTCCAGTTCTATCTTTGTACGTAAACCATATGGAGTTTTGCAATAAGGGCACGCTTTCTTGTCACTTTCAATTGGTGCGCCACAATTTACACAGTTTAAAATCATGCTCATACCTCTAATTAAAGCACCTTACTAAGCGGATATACAAAATTGATGTGGCGTGGATTTGCACCACGCAGGAGTGTACAATCTGGTCATCTATGTTGTCGGTTTCAACCAATTCTCTACGACAATTCCGTTTACCTATTCCGTCACACATCAACACCCAAGGCATACCTAGGATTTTCGCTCGGGCAAGAGCGCAGATACAAGGACTCGAACCTTGACAACGATTTTACTCGTTGGAGAGATTAGCGATCTCCTGTGATACCATTACACCATATCTGCATAGCCGAGCAGTTTCCGTTTTTTACTTGCTCCACACTACCCCAAGTGCAAGTTTCTTTTAGTCAGCGGTTGGCGCCATCTTTTGAATGGCAACCGCTCAATCCAGTTCCCTGTGCTAAGTTTAACCGGTATATTGATTAGCACCTGCATTTCTGTAATAAACGCACTAGGGGTGTACTGGCAACAACACCCATCGAAGCGGAAGGATTCGAACCCCCGACATTCACTTTTATGAACGCTCCAGCCTACGAGCTTCGCCTCGAAACCGCCATACGACGGTTAGCAATCATATTTTTCGTGCCATGCGTTGCACTATCTGGTTTACAGCCTTTCACCAGAAACTCACTTTTTGACAGTTCAGGCACCGTGGGATAGATGCCCGAACTATCAATAGACTGCTGTAGGAACTGCTCATCAGAGAAATTACCAGGCGGATACCACCTTAACCATACAGTCTTATGCCTAATACCGCTTTCCGCGGTAAACACCACCGGACGGTCTCGCACCGTCCTTAACAGAAACGTCCTAGTGGCGAAAGGAGAAATACGAACTTTTCGTATTCCGAGATAAGCTTTACACTTATCTCTCAATCGGAACGGCAGGACTTGAACCTGCGACCGCTCGGATATAAGCCGAGTGCTCTACCATCTGCGCTACGTTCCGTCACAGCGCGCATAGCGCGCCGTTTATGATAGTATTTTTGATCTTTTTATTTTGCCGACGTCCACTAACACCGAATAATTGCTTACGCCGAGTTTTTTCTTGCAAAAACCGAATGCCAGTGGACTTAAGCTATACTGGATGCTCCGACTTCTCAGACTGGTGCTCAGCGTCACTATCCAGATTGAGTAAATCTCCGGTGCTGTCCGGTTCCTTTGATTTTGTTATATGTATTCTTTCCTCTGCACAAATGATAGGCAGCTGAAAGCAAATACCAAATATTGGACTATAAAACATTCTGTTACCTCCACATCAGAAACATGTTCATCAACAGCAACATCACAAGTACCCATAATGCAATTGCTGTTTCTTTGTCTTTGGATTCTCTGCCAGATACAAATAGTATCAGCATAAAAATAACATCCAGCGTCGATATAATCGTTTTAATAATTACCATGGTTGTTTTCCTCTCACAAGTTTCTTTAGCAGGATTCGAACCTGCGAATACTGGAATCAAAATCCAGTGCCTTACCGCTTGGCGATAGCGCTATATTAACACTACTTTTCCGGCATGTAATAGACCATGTTATCAAATACAGTTATTCCCATACAAGGATCATTCATCTCAACGCATCTGATCGATATGTTTTTAGATACTGCAAACATTTCGGCCACCTGTTGTTTATCCATGTTTGTGCTAATAACTTGAAAAGCCGAAAATGCCTTGTGCATATCAGAGAATACTTCTTTTTCTCTACCTAAATTTGCATACGTCCCAATGGTAAACGTTTTTCCATCAACCATAGCAGTTATCATTCCATGATTTGCTGTGAATACCGCTCGGTCAAAATCAAGCGAAACGTCTTTGCTTTGTGATACTACTCTCATGCTTTTCCATCCAATCTCTTTTTGTTTTTGAGGATATTTAAAGGACTTAGTAGCGCTGATTTTCTCAACCTATCAAACCCCCTCCCCCTCCATGCAGAATCATGCTTTGAACATTGATAAATTGTTTGAATTGTTCGTTCAATTCCATTCGTATTTTACAACTATTCGCAAAACCCTTGTTTTGCGTAATGTATCAACGATTTAATGCGCCTTAAGACAATTAAACACTGGGCTTTAAATTGTTTGAATTGTCTATTGCGTTTTTCTCGCTTTTTTCAACCAGAATTGTCGGAGTTGTTCGGCAATCCTATACAATTATTAGCCCCAAGACGTGGCAGTTCTTCGGCTGTCAACGCTCTTGCTCTGGATCCCTGATCTCTAACGCCCGGCATATTGAAACCGCAATACTTGTTGAGTGATGGCATGTAGTTCATTGGATTTCCTTTGCCGGAAACTTGTAAACCTACCAAACTTTCCTCACGCATTTCGTCAATTTTTTTGCAAATGTCGGAACCTGATGAGGCAAGTTGAACGCCATTAACCCATCCGTTTAACGTGTCTCTGTGTATTCCGGTAAAGAATGTAAATCCAACAATATTCACTACTTTCTCGTAGTCATTACACAGGTCTATATATATATCTAATACCTCGTTAACCTTATCTGTATCATAGGCATTATTAATATTATTATCATCCTTTAAGTACTTTGGATTAACTTTAAATACATTCTCATAGACATATTTACAGCAGTTATACCATCTATTCTGTGATATTTTGCATAAATCCTCTATATTCCTCTCTTCCATCCAGAGATTTATATACATGTCAATGTCATCTTTAAAAACATCAACTGTATTATTTACTTCCTGCGTTTCAACTGCTGACATGTTATATATCTCCTCTCTCCAGTACTGGAATACTTAAAATAAAAAATGCAACTGATACAGTCGAGATCATCATGATCTCGACTGTACCGGCTGCATGAAGTCCGTTTCTTTCGGGACCTCGACGGCTGCCGCCGCCCGTTGCCCGAATGCGTTTTTAATTTAATAAAACAATATCATTCTATCATTTTCTTGTCAAGGTATATTTTAAAATTAAATTTTAAGCCTGTATATTATATATATTATTTATATGAATATACTGCCTTATTTATAATATATATTTTTAATATTACAAGAGAGAATATAATCTTTCTCTAACTCTAGTGTCTATATCTACGTTGCAAAAATGTTGCAATTTGTTGCAAGTGTGTTGCATTGCAACAAAACTGGTACAATTCTATCATTTTTGTCCTGTCCGTAATAAAATTATCATTCTTGGAATTTTGTGAAATACTAACAAAAATTTTCTATGTTTTGCACAAATAAAGACGGCTATATTTCAAGCCGTCAAAATTTTTTAACCAACGCCACCAGATATTCCTTTTTCAAGAAAAACCTGTTTATTTTATCCGGTGCATCGTGATTTTCTTTTATGAAATTTTCAGCGGCTTTTCTTACCGCTGCCGCATCCGCCTTATTAATATAAAGTCCTAAATTATGATTTTTACCGGAAAATTTAATCTGTGCACACCATTTGTCATTCTTTTTATAATAATAAACGCCCTTTATACCGGATGAATTGTTTTTATTATCCGGGGCGTTGTATGAATTTAAGCAACTACCTTTTTCGTGTACAAGTTTATCCCTTGCAATGCTGATCGACTCCGCGGCACGTTCACGCTGGAGACAACCGCATGACTGCACATAGCCGCCAGTTAAACGTGACGTGATATAAAAACACTCATTGCCACATGAACAGGCACAACGCCATAGTGTCCGCCCGTTCTTATCCTTGCCGGCTTTTTCAACGACCCTAAGGCGCCCGGTTTCAAACCCTTTTAAATCAACTTTTTTCATTTTTTATTTCTCGTTTTCAAGGCGTGCAGCAATGTATTCTAACACTTCCTTCTTTATCTCCGCCCATTCTTTACCGTCGATATAAATATACTTGTCGCAGCTCTCTCCGGAACCCGTCGGGGAATGATCGGAGATTCTCACGTCGAAGCTGTCAATATAATCGCCGTTCTGGTCCTGTATCTCGACGTTGATATAATTGCTCATACCGTAACATCTGGATGCTTCATGATAACAGGACACATTTTTAAATTTCTTTTCAATCTGTCCCGGCAATGCCTCACATCTTTTTTCAAGGTATGATCTGCATGTTTGGTATCTGTTTTTTAAAATATCAGCGTCAAATTTCATTTTCATTTCCTCCGTTTTGGTGTTTTCCTTTTAACTGATATTATAATACACCATTAATATAATTTTGTCAACACTAATTTTAGTGCTAAAAGAATTTTATTTTTTCTTCATCGGTCGGGATAATTTCCAGCACGTCTGACGGTTGACATCGTAAAATTATACATATTGTATTAAGTGTGTCCGTCGTGATTCCTTTTCCATTCCGTAAATTCTGCATAGTTGCTTGGCTTAAGATCTTTTCTTTTCTAAGCCGCGCGCCATTATATCCGTGCGCTGAAAGTTCTTTTAAAACATCAATTTTATAAGAGAACATTTTTAAAAACCTCCTGTTTATATTATGCCTTCATTATATATAAACGTGTTTTAAAAATCAATATAAAATTTTTCAAAATAACACTGAAATTAGTGTTGACATACACTGAAATTAGTGCTATTATAATCTCAACAGGAAAACAAAGAACACAAAAACAGGAGGGAACGATCATGAAAGTTAAAATTAAAATTGAGGGAAAGATAAACGATACTTACACTTTTCAGCAACCAGAAGAGGGAAATATCCTTGACGAGCTGACGGCGATCATCGAAGAAATGAAAGCCGGAAGAATTGAGAAAGTAGAAATTGAGAGGGAGGCGTAAACATGAGAGGAACAGGATTATTTATTAATTGGGAATCCGGAAATAAAAACAGTAATGCGATTCAGGAATTTGAAAAAAACGGCATCAACTGGGAATATAACAACTTTGGAACACTTACAGCTGACTTTTACGGCATCGGGATTTTTGAAAAGGTCGATTTTGAATACGTTCAAGGTGATATATTTGAAATCTGCATAAAATAGCCGAAACGCTACGATCTGGAGCGTCAGCTGCGGACCGGTCGCCGCGGCTCTGACGATGGCAGACCAACACATATAGAAAGGTTATGGTGGAATATGATGACAGCATTAGAAAAAAGATACCAAGTTGCGATTGATAAAATCGGTCATGCAAGATTGTTAAATCTTCCGGAGCAAATAAAAGAATTGTTAAAAAATACAAAAGACTTGAAAATCAAAACGGAATTGCTAGAAGAGATAGCCAAAAATATTTAGTCGAAACCGCCCGCGTGGCGGTCTGCAGGAACTGCCCCACCTACACCGATGAGACAGGGCACAACATGAAAGGATGGTTAATCTTATGAAATATTACAGAGCAGAGATCGAAGACGATAATTTCGAAATGATTTTAGCCGATAGCGAAGAGGATGCTATCAATCAGTATTTTGAGTTAGGAAAAAAACACGATTTATTTAATCTGATAGAGCTTAATGATGATTATAACGATGTTCGCACAATTTTATAAATTAGGCAAGCGGCGGCGTTTTCCGGGGTTCGATTCCCCGGCTTGCCTTTACCCAAAAATTTGAATATGGAGGAATTGAAGTATGAGAAAATTATTTTTATTAAAAAAAGGCAGAATGAACTTTTATGCATGCCTGTATGACTGTGGCATGTATACAATCGACCGAATTACAAAAGGATTCGGCGGAATTGTGACAACATTTGAAACACTGGAAGAGCTTGAAAAATATGCTGCTGAAAACGGATATAAAAAAGCATAATAACCGCCGCAGAGGATGCACGCCGGAACCACTGCCGGCAGCGGTTCTACCCGTAAGGGAATTTTATTTTTTAGGAGGATTTATAAATGACACAATTAGAAAATTTGAAAAAACAGATCAAGGAATTAGAAAAATCATGTGATGAAGCGCGTGATAGAATTAAAAACGAGAACCTGCCGTTTTTAAACATTTATGAAAACAGAGCTGCATTTTTTATCAACAAAATAGAAATCCGAAATGTGACAGATCAGGGGATCCGGGTTTACATTGTTTTTGAAGATGAAAAAGAGCTTGCGATCGCGATTAGTGATTATGCAGAGAATATAGCGTTTTAAGCCGGGATCATCCCGGCTTTTTCCGGTGTCCGGATATATTGTAGCTTGACAAGATACGCGCCCGGTCATATAATGCGTTTAAGAGAACGCGCATAAGCCATTTTAAGGCTTACGCAAGGCAATGCAGTACTTTTATATATACACAGCACGAAACGCCTGTAAATCGTTTTTACGACGTCACGAACCTGTAAACGTTACGCCTATCTTGTCTGGGCACGCTCCACCGGCAGACATCCGGGGCACGGCGGAGACATCACCGGCAGACCGCCGTGGTGTGAAAATTCTGATTTCTGATCTTAAAATCGAGCCGTTTTCCAAGAAGAAAAAAATTCAAAAGTTGAAAAATGAGATTCCAACTGCGAAAAGACAATATGCACAGTAAATTATTATGCGTCATTTCGCAACTTGTGAAATTTGACTAATTCGTTCTCTTCTCTTCCTCTGACTCTCAGTCTGTTTCTGTTTTTTCTGTGATTTTGTTGTTCTTGTTCCCATTTGAAAACCTCTCATTGACCTTCTGGTTGCGTGATTTATAATTTACAATCTTTACATCGGTGTTTAATTCATCCGGTATCTTCCCGACGATCAACACTGTATGTGGCTGCAACATGTCGATCATAACTTTGAATCCCTCGCAAAACTCTATCCGTGCCGCCTTTGCCCGCACTCTTCCATTTGTGCATACAGCGATCACACCACCCTTACTGTACCCGGCAAAACAAAGATCATAATTATCTTTGTCCGGGATGCCTACGGACGGTATAACGCGGATCCCGTTCAGAAACATGTAATGTGCAAGCGCATGATTCCGGTACACGTTATACAGGTTCAATGCAAACGGCATACCACAATCGCCAGTAGCAATACTGAAATCCGGCATACAGACCGAGTGGAAACACTTCAAGTGTTCCAGGTATTTATCCGGGTTATTCCACAGTCTTTGAAACTTTGAATCGTCAATATAGAAATTCACATTCAATTTTCTATGCCCTTTTATCTTTTGTGAAAAGCTCTCTCCAAAATCTATGGAATCCTCCGGCAAATAATCCAAGCTGCATGCCGGGACAATCGGGATCTGATATTTTTCATCAAGCTCCGCTCCATAGATCATATATTCTTTCATAACATCAAAAGATGTATGACATCCATTGTACAATACTATCACCCCAAAAACATTTTACTATTTTTCTTCTTGACAAACAACTTCTTTTGTGAAAAGCAAAGAACGTGCGGCGTAATCACTTCTGCTTAGTTCATTTATCAGCTTTTCCCTTGTCATTTCCGGGTTTGTTCTGTGAATATACCGCAGCAATTCATCTATTTTGTCCACTATGCTGCCCTCCAATCAATGTTTGACATCAGATCATCCAAAAGATAGATCAAATCAGTACCGTACAGGCTGATCCAGTCCGCAAGATACTCTTCCTGCTCAATCGGCATATGAATGTTATAGGAAAAGCAAAAACAATGACAAAGTTCATGAGCCAGTATTTTGCGCAAATAGCCATTTTTCGGTTTATCTGAAACATATATAGCCCTGTTGTTCCAATCTGTCACAGCAAGGCTGATAGAGCCATCAGATCGCATCAGCTTACTGCTTGCACCGCGGACAAATTTTATTTCCCATTCAATACCATTTATCACAAACATATTTTACCTCCAAAAAAAGAAACCACCAGCCAAATATCAGCCAGTGATTTCTAAATTTAAAGTTATTCTTCTTGCTCTTCAATCAACAAATAATTAATGTACCTTGTTGCTGTTCCAGCAAGTTCTTTGCTGTAGTCTAGCAAGTCCATCTTGTACTCCGGTTTATGCCCATATGTGACTGTATAGAACTTTTCCACAAGTTCTAAGTTATGTAAGTCAGACAATTCCACAAGAATTTTGTGATATAAAAATTTTCTCGTCCATCCGAACCGGTCACAGATAATTTTGAGTTTCCAGTTATTTTTATTAAACCATTTACCACTTTCTATCTTTTTTACGATGCTCCAGCGTGCAAACGGGTCTTTCTCCGGAATTTCAGCCTGCGTATTTTTCAGAGCCTGTTCCATGTCGTGGAAGCGATTGATGTATTGAGCCGTGAAAGCCGTTCCCTTAACTCCGGTCAGCTTGTGCGCGATAAATTCGCATCCTTTCTTGGTAATGTCATAGCATGGGCGTTCTTTTCCTTGCTCGTCCTTATAGGTGTTTTCTCTGAAGAAATCAGCCACATCAATTTTGATTTTACCTGTAATATTGTTTTGTTCCATCTGTTTACAGTACCTTTTGATATCTCGTAACATGTTTGCGTGTGTCTTTTCGACCATTTCCGCAACTTCCATGCTGGTTAGAGTTTGCTCTAATTGTTTCATCTGAATATCGTTCATCAGCAAATCCCCCATTTCTGTTTAAATGAAAGTATCGTGTTCAAAATAAACTGCAAAAATTTTTCGTCCTGTATGTTCTGGATTTCCGTTATCAGCTGTTCTTTCATCTTGCACCGCCTTTCTTGTCAGATGCAAGGTTACTTGTAAAAATCCAAACACATTTTAAAAAGTGTTCGCTAAGTAAATTCAGATTTTTGGTAATTTCTTCAATATACATTTCTCTCATAGATTTTTCCTGCCTTTCAATTTTTTCTTGAAAAGAGATACTCTCTATGATAAAATATTTCACAGAGAGTTATCTCGGTTGATAAGAAGTTGTTTTCGTTGGTAGCGTGGCAACTTCTTATTTTTTTTGACCTTTTAGCTTTTCAATCCCCGCCCTTATAAGTTCTAATATGGAATATCCACTTTCTGATGAAAATTTCATAATTTCATCTTTTTCTTGCTTCGATACTCGAACATAAAGTCTTTCATTCATAGGATTGTCAACTTTAGGTCTGCCTGTGCGTGGAGACATTCTCAGCACCTTCTTTCTGTACGCACATTTAATATATAATAGTACGCACAAAAAGTCAATACCTTTTTGAAAAATTTCCAAATCCACAAATCACTAGCTGATATTCAGTTGTCAATGTTCAAACAAACAGGGGCATTTCTGCCCCTGCCATTACATTTTGGAAACAAGCGTTGACAGCTTGCTTTTTGTCATTGTGCGCTCTTCCGGTGTCATGTCGGAGATAAGTTCCGCCATATCCTCCGAAAGCTCTTTCATGTATCTTTCAAGGTCATGCATCTTTGCATCCTTGTCTTCTGGCGTATTGCCTTTGTGAAGCTCTTTGCTTTCCATGTAGCTTCTGCGGCTCATGCCGCTTTTGCCCTCTCTGCGATCACGCATTCCACCATCTGGTGTCATTTTAGGCTCGGTATAATACATTCTGCCGGAAGAACGATCCATATCACGGTCGTGTTCCATTTCCCGGTACATTTCTGGTGTCATGTGCCAGTACGGAGGTTCGTCATATCCTCTCCGCGTTCCTCTTCCCTTTGGCGCAAATCTGCCGTCTGCATACCGGTAACGATCATAATACCGTCTGCCGTCTCCGTAACGCTCAAACATATCAAGAACCTGCTCTGGTTCTGCTTCGTCCATTGATTTTGTAAGCGTCCGGTAATACATGGCTTCCGCAAGGTCTTTAAGCATGTCCGTGACTTTTCCCATCTCTTCTGTATCTACACATTCGATACCTTTTGCAAACTCACACTCTGCGCTTTCAGACAGTTTTTCAATCATGTCGTGCATTCTCATAATATCCATAAAACCGCCCCCCTATGCTTCCCGGACCGCAATTAAATTGCTGTTCTGAACTTCGATTGCCTGCGTAGACGTATTCTGTACCGCTACCGTAACACAACAACCGCGAGGAACGTCCACATATGCCTGCGCCGAAACGTTAAAGAAGTTTTCAACTGCCGCCGGTGTAACAATCATTCGAGTTGACTGCAACGGTTCTCCGTCAATTGCAATAGCCAGTGAAATAGCTTCAACTGTTCCACCGGTAGGAATTTGAATGTTTCCAGAATAAGATACCAAAAATCTTGCCCGGCACTGATTTGTAAGTCCTCTCAATTTAACAATGCCGCTTCCCTGTCTATGAACAATACATTTTGTTGCGCTTGCCGGAGTTTCTGTAAATGCCACATCTTCTCCCTGCGCAACAGTTTGAATTGCAATTCCTGTAAATTCTGCCATAATTATTTACCTCTCTTTCAAAAATAAGGGCAAACATTATAGTCTGCCCTTTGTGTTTATAAGCAATACTGCACAGCAGACATAATCGAGTTAAACTCAATTAAGATACTCAATTATTCAATTTTGTGTAGCAGCTACTTTTAGCAGCTACATCCTGTGTTGCATCCACAGCCATACGCATAAGCGTTAGGATTTGGAACAACATATGCCGGGATTGCAGCCGGATTTACAGCGTTGATGATCTGCTGTGTCTGCGCTGACATTGCAGTAGTGAGCAATGCAGACTGGCGATCCTGTGATGCGGCTCTTCTTAAGTCATTATTTTCTGCCTGTAAGGAAGAAATCTTTTCCTGACACAGGTAATCAAGGATTGCCCTTGTTCCTGCCTGCTGGCTGTCGATAATGTCTCTGGTGTTGCTGTTCATGGTGTTCTGTAATGCGCAAGTGTTCTGCGCCATATTGTAGTTCACACCCTGGATAGCTTCCCTGGTCTCGCAGCAGCAATTAGCCAACTGGGACTGTAAAGCATTCTGCGCCTGCATAAGTGTCACGTTTGTGGTATTAAATCCCTGCTGTGTCTGGTAGCCAAGGTTGCAGATTGCATTGTCTACACCATGGAAGCCGTTCATAACGGCGGTATTCTGTGCGTAAAATCCATCACAGAGACCATTTGTGATACCATCTAACTTTCCGATGATAGCCTGCGTGTCAAAACCACGCTGAATTGCAGAGTCGGTGTATGCAGATGCTGTCGCTCCCATACCTCCGTTTCCTCCCCAGCCATTGCCGCCAAAGCCGCCCCAGCCAAAGATCATAGCGAAGATAATGATAGCCCACCAGCCATCGCCGCCCCACATACCATCATTGTTTCTCCCGTTTCCTGTCACTGCTGCAATATCAGCAAGACTAGGAGATGCGTTTCCATTAAACATTTTGTTTACCTCCATCTGATTTATTTACAAATGGGATAACCGGTTATTGTGCGCGCAACCCAAAATGTACTAATGATTAAACATGCTCATAACTTTCTGTTTTGCTTCATCTACCGTAATTCCTCTTTCTTTACAGAGATTCTCTGCCATTGTCTTAAGTCCACCTGTATCTCCGCTTTGATACATTTGCATGGCATTTTTTGCCATAGGATTGTTTTGAACCTGCGGAGAATTCATCATTTGATTTAACAATAATTGTGCCGGATTCATTCTGGATCACTCTCCTTTTTTACCTGTGAAGTTTTTCTTTGACTGCTTGGAATTTTATCTAATCGGTTTTCTATCTGTTCAATCTTCCCAAAAAGTTCATCAAACTTCTGCATAAATGCACCTGTGCACTCGTCTGATAGGTCAAATTTCAATTTTTCAGTATCATGCGATAAATTGCTAACAGTATCATGCGAAACTGGCTTAAAAACGATTGTGCGGATTGTACCATCTGCATTCCAGCTTTTGGCGTATATTTCTGTCATATCCTGTTTTGGGAAAAATGCAACGCTGCCATCCATTGGCACATCATTGGCAGTGATGTTTTCTACCGCCGGAACTACTTTTCCATTTATGCCAAAAGTTTGAACCGGTATCTGCTGCTGAATTTGCTGCGGTGCCTGCATATAATTTTGTGTATTATCAATGCGTGGCTGATTCATATACGGATTGTATGCGTACTGCTGCCCGTATTGCTGCATCTGCTGATTATAAATCGGATTCTGGTATGCTCCGCTCATATTCATCCTGTTTGACCTCCTCTAAAACATCTTCTATTGCGTGTATGATAGACGACTGCGTTGACAAGTCCAAGGACTGTAACTCTTTTCTGGCAAAAATTTTTTCAAGAACTTCATCTGAAAACACCACCATCCCTCCCTTTGATTATATTTTTGCATAAAAAAAGGCGGCAAAACCGTCACGATTCCGACAGTTTGCCGTCAAAAAATACAACAAAAAAAGAACGCATTAAGCGTCCATACATCCGTTCGTGTTACCTTTAGTGTTACCTTTGATTTTGACCTTTAGAAAAGACACCATTCAAAAACTCCTTTCTTTCAGTAAAATCAAGGTTTCACAAGGTTTTCTTAAACAAAAATAAAGTAGCGGAAGGGAGATTCGAACTCGGTATAAATTCTCTCAAACCCGCATAAAT